TCTTGCGGAGCGCGACGAGGAGGTTCGCGGACCAGATTTCCGGGCGGAAATTCAGGATGCTCACGGTGTGCTCCTTTCAGGGCACGTAGGGATGGTTAGCCTCCGAGCAGGTGCTTCAGCAGGCCCTTGTTCTGGGCTGCGACGATCTCCTCAGGCGACATGCGCTTGAGCTGCTCTTCGGTGATTTGGCCTTGCTCGCCGGACCCGCCGGTCTGCTCGATGCCGCTCGCACCCACCGCCCGGGTGGCCTTGAGGTATGGGTTGCTCTCGACGGCTGCCTTGATGGCGGCGTCGATCTTCTCGCCGTCCTTGGACGGGTCCAGCCCGTCGATGGAGGCGAGGAAGCTTGTGGAGTCCAGCAGCCGGGCCGGGTCGGCGCCGTGGGCGGCTGCGTTCTTGAACACGGCGAGCTCGCGGCGGGCACGTGCGGCCTCGGTGGCGGCGCTGTCGCGTTCCTGGGCGGCCTTCTTCGCCGCCTCGACCGGGTCCTCGTCGTTCTTGATGCCGAGCGCTTCGAGGGCGGCCTTGATGCGGGCCTGCGCTGCGGTCTCGGCGTCGCGGGCCTTGACCCGGTGGTTCCCGGCCTCGGTGCGGAGGTCGGTGATGAGCTTCTGCACGTCGGCGGGCAGGGACTCGACCTTCCCATCCCACGACGGCGCCGCAGGCTGCGCGGGCGACGCGGGCGGTGTGGCCGGGGGAGCGGCAGGAGGGGTGTTGCCCTCGCCACCGCCGTCCCCGCCGGTGTTGGCGTTCATCTGGGCGTCGCCGAACAGGGCCCGGTGGTGCTCGAGCAGAGCCTCGATGCCGCCCGGTGCGGTGGGGTCGATGCCGTGGATCGTGCGCTTAGCGCTCATCGTTCTGTTCTCCTTGATCAGTGGTCTCAGTGGAGGCCGAGGTCGAGTCGTTGTCTGCGTGGCCGATTCACCAGCCCGTGGTCAGCCGCGAACGCCTTCGCCGCCTCGGCCCGCTGCCGGATCTGGTGCCCGGCCGCGGCCTTCTGGTCGGGGGTGATCGCTGCGGCGTACTCCATCCGCGCCGCCCGGACCCGCCGCTCGAGGTACCTGAGGCGCTGCGTGGCCTTGTATGCGGCCTCGTCCGCGTCGGTCCAGGCGCTGGCTTTGAGGATCGTGGCGCCCGGCAGGAACGGGGTCAGGACGTGCCGGCAGTTCGGGTGGAACAGGCCCGCGGCGGTGGCTTCCTCCACGGTGGCGTCCACGTGGAACGTCACCGGGTCGCCGGTCTTCACGCTCGGCTCGGTGATCTCGGCCGCGCCCCCGTCGGAGAGGACCCGCCCCTCCCATGGGGCGCACAGCGGGCACGGGCGCCCCGAGGTGCTGATCGTGTAGTAGATCAGCCCGGCCCGGTCGTACCGGTCCTTGTGGGAGGCGTTGTAGGCCCGCTGCGTGGCCGTCCGTACCGCCATCTCCACGTAGGTCGCGAGCGACCACTGCCGTCCCGCGCTGTCCGTGAACCCGGTGACACCCTTGGCGGTGAGGTCCCGCCACGCCTGCGCCTGAGCCTCCGCCGGGGTCGCCTTGTCCAGAAGGCCGGCGGCGATGGCGTGGACCGGCTGCTCCGTGACCTGCGAGAGAGCGCCGGCCACGGTCGCTGCACGGTAGGCGTCGTCGGCGAACCAGCTGATCCGTGTCGCCGCCGCGGCGAGCCCGTAGGCGAGGTCGCTGGCGATCATCCTCGCCGCGTTCGCGTCGTGCCCGAGCTCATACCCGGCAGGGGGCGACCAGTGGGGCAGGGCCGCTTCGAGGGCGGCGATGGTGGCGCGGGCGTCGTCGTCCCCGGCCGTGGTGGACCGGGCCGCGATGGACGCCGCGAGCGGGCCTGCCTGCGCTGCGACCTCCGCTGCCTTGGAGCGTGCGAGCGCGAGCAGGTCCGTGTACAGGGTCCCAGCCTTCGCAGGGTCGGCGATGGCCTGCCTGACGAGCTCGGCGGAGCCGACGACGACGGCGACCTCGGCCGCCGCATAGACCGCGCCGGCCTGGTTGGCGTTGGCGTCAGCCGTTGCCGGGAGGCTTGTGCCGCTTGCTGCCGCCGAACCTGCCGTTGAGGTCCCGCTGCTGCTGCTCGCCGCCGTTGTCCGGCTTGACCCGTCCGGGGTCGGTTGGGGTGCTTCCGCCACCGCTCATCCCCTTCGGCTCGGTCGGCGGTGGCCCGTCGAACATGGACAGCGGGTCCGGGACGGCCGAGGCTTGGCGCTGCTCCTGGATCCGCTGCACTTCCTCGGCGATGTCGTCCTCGTCCCAGTCGGGGTGGACGATCCCGACGATGGTTTCGTCGGAGGCGGCTTGGGCGGCGCGGAGCGTGGCGACGGTCTGCGCGATCGTCAGCTGGGACTCCTGCACCGCGTCCGGGAACGACACGTCCGGCGGTGCGGGCTTCACCTTCGAGTGGAAGATGGCCTGGTCGACCCACAGGAGCTTCTCGAGGATCTCCGACAGCGCGGGCCGCCATTCGCGGATCTTGCGGTCGCGGGTCATGAGGGATCGCTGCTGCTTGGCCTCGACCTCGGTGGCGGTGCGGGTTCCGCCGCCGCCCTCGTAGATCCCGAACGTCTCCGCGGAGTACCCGGCCATCTGCAGGATGTCTGTGACGAACTGCGCGGCGGACGCCTGGTGCTCCTGCACCCGGATGTCGAACTGGGATTCGGTGATGAGGTCGTTGATGCCGGTGTTGTCGCCTTGGAGCATGTTGACCGCGGCGTAGGCTTCCTGCTCGGCGTTGAACGCCGAACCGGAGCCGGTGCCGGCGTTGTCGAGCAGCTGCCGGGCGATCATGATCCTCGCCTTGCCGAGGCGGATGTCCCGCATCCACGACGTGTAGGTCTCGTCGAGGGCGTCCATGAGCTGCTCGACGCCGTCCAGGTCCGAGCGGCCGAAGTTGCGGCCGAGGGGGTCGGTGCGCCACCGCCGGTTGGGCCGCTGGTTCGGCACGTACCGGACGCACAGGCCGGGACTCTCGCTGCTGATGGCGCCGAACGCGTTGACCATGGGGGCGAGCGGTGCGGTGGCCGGCTGGTCGGTGAGGGGCACGACGTGGCCGAGCTTGTCGTCGGCGCCCTCGTACAGGCCGTGCAGGATGATGCCGTTGCCCTGCTCGTCGAGCTCGTGCCGTTCGAGGTGCCGCCACACGGTCTTGCCGTCGCGGGCGACGACCTGCCAGAACGTGACGGCGCGGAGCCGGCCCCACATGAACTCCGGCCATGCCTGGTCGGCGTCGACGTGGGTGAGGAAGGGGGCGTCGGGGGAGACGTTGGCGTCCCAGGTGACGCGGAGGTAGACGCCGCCGAGGGCTGCGCCGACTTCTGCGGCTGCGGCGATCTCGGTGTGGAAGCCGTCGTCGAGGAGCTCGGAGAGGCGGTCTTGGGTGGCCTGGTCGTCGGCTTCGACGGTGATGGTGTCGGCGAAGAGGAGGTCGGCGGAGGCTTGGCAGATTTCGGCGGCGATGGGGACGTGGAGTTTGACGCGGCGGTCGGGGCCGCGGGTGGCTTCGCCCCAGAACCAGCGTTGGAGGGCGCGGCCGACGGTGGCGCGGAATCCGCCGGCGTCTGAGGCGAAGAACCCTGTGCTGGTGGGGTCGTAGCCGGTGCGTCCGCCGTAGAGGGAGGCGAGTTCGTCGGGGTTGCCGGTCCACCAGGCGTTCCAGGTGGCGTAGAGGGGGAGGATGTTGGCCAGTGGTGCGGGGGGCCATGTTTGGCTGTTGCCGGGCAGCGGCATGCTGTGGCCCCTTTCGGTGGGTCTAGTCGTCGTCGTTGGTGGCCGGCGCCGCAGGCCGCGGCACCTCAGCCAGAAGCTGCCCCCGCCACAGCGCCTCCGTCGTCGCCACCGCATAGCGCAGCGCGTCCATGGAGTCGTCGCGGTCCTTCACGGGCTTGTCCTCGCCCCGCTCGGCGGCCTTCGGGTCCCAGATGTAGTCGGTGATCTCGGCGAGCACCCCCGTGCACCTGTCCGAGACCTTCAGCAGGTCCTTCGACAGCAGCGACGAGGTCAGCCCGATCCCGTACATGACGGCCTTCCGCGCACCCTGCGAGGCGAGGCCGTCGTGGTGGAGCTCGGCCCGGAAGTCCGCAGCCGCCGAGTCCACGACCACCCACTCGGGCCGCAGGTATGGCTGCTCCGGGTGGTGCGCCTCTTTCAGCCAGTCCCGGATCGTCTTCGACTGCTGCGACGGGGACTGGCGCGCCTCGGTTGTGACAGCTTCGATGCGGAGCTCGTCGACGGCGTAGAGGCGCCCGTCGTACCCGAGGCCGAGCAGCACCACGCTGGTGGGGTGCTGGGTGCCGTAGTCGATCGAGGCGCACAGCATGCGCCGCATCGGCGGCAGCTCCGCCCAGGGCACCTTGTGGCGGGTCTCGTCCCAGCCGTCGTAGACGGCGCCCTCGGCGTTCGTCCACTCGCCCCGGATGAAGCGTTTGTAGAACACCCCGGTGAACGAGGCCTCCATGTCCGCGATGTACTCGGGCCCCGGGTCGCCGCCCTCCCAGTAGAGCGGGTTGTCGTGCATGGTGAACAGGAACACGACCATGCGCTTCGCCGCGGCGGCGAGGATCCACTTCACCCGCAGCCAATGCCGGGTGCTGCCCGGGTTGGTGGTGGCCAGCAGCCGGGCGCCTTGGACGCGGAGGCGGGTGACGAGCATGTCCCAGAAGCCCTCTGGGAGGAGTGTGGCTTCGTCGACGTAGGCGAGCTCGAAGGTGCCGCCTCGGATCTTCTCTTCGGCGCGGACGTCGTTGGCTCCGACGAGCATGACGGTGCGGCCGAGGATGGTGGCGGTGTTGGATCCGGCGGTGTGGATGACGGTGTCGGCGACGCGGCCGAACAGGTTGGGGTCCTGCAGGGGTGCGAGGACGTTCCGTTCGATGGTCTGGAGGGTTTTGCCGACGATGACGATGAGGCCGCGGCCCTTGTAGTGGCGGATGGCGATGAGCCAGGCGAAGAGGGAGGCGATGGTCTTGCCGCCGGAGACGGCGCCGACCCAGAGGGCGATCTTCGCTTGGGTGGAGTGGTGGATGGAGCGGATCTGCTTGGGGGACAGCGGCGGCGGCGTGGTCACGCTGCTCACTTGGCTGGCTCCTCGGGAGTGGTGTTGGCGTATTCCGCGAACCCTGCCTCGAGGCGGTCCAGCACGGATTCCGCTGCGGTGGCGCCGGAGGAGGTGTCCATCTCGATCAGCGCCTGGTGGCGGCGGGTTGCGACGTCGACGGCCTGCAGGATCTTCAGCTGGTCGGCGAAGGTGGGCTTGTCGAGCTCGACTTCGTTGTAGGTGTTGTCGCGGCCGCCGAAGCTGAACGCCTTCGCCGGTTCCCACAGCTGCCTGCGGAGCCGGTCGGCGTCGTCGAGGAGGTGCTCGGCGAGTTCGGCGCGGCGGTGCTTGGCGTCGGCCACCAAAGCTTTGGTGGCGGCGACAGTCTTGGTGCGGTCGAAGGTGAGGCCCGCTTCGCTGCAGACCTTGGAGACGGTGGATCCGGAGACCCCGGCTTCGCGGGCGATTTCGTTGCGGGAGAGGCCCGTGGCGTGGAGCTCGAGGATGCGCTGCCGTTTGGCGGGGTCGATTGGCCGGCCTGCCATGGTCGGCCTCCGTTCCTAGCCGAGTAGCCGGTACCAGGTGCCCTTCTTCGAGTCCCAGGTGGCTTTGCAGTGCTTGCAGTCGAACCAGCCGCAGAACACGCCGCCGTTCTTGGCGGCCTTGCAGTGCGGATCGGCCCATGTGGCGGCGAGGGAGCCGCAGGCGGGGCATTTGATGGCGTGCGGGTTAGTCGCGGCGCTCATCGGTGTCTTCGTACGCTTCGTTGTCCACGCGCTGCCGTGCGACCTCGAGGAGACCGATGGCCGAGTGGTACGGGATGTTGGAGGCCGCGGTGAGGTAGCCGAAGGTGTCGGCCTTTGCCGGGATGGCGGTGGATGCGACGAGGAACCAGTCGGTGACGTATTCGCCTTCGTCACGGGTGGCTGCCACGTAGTCGCGGATGGCCGTGTCGAGCCGGTCCTTGGCTTCCTGGAATGTGAGCTCGGCCATCGGGTTCTCCTCGTGTGTTGTCCGTGGGGCGCAGGTCGGACCATGGCAGCGGTGCAAGGAACCCGGCGTGGGGGTTACCGCCGGTCCGGCCTTCGACGGGGTTCTCAGTGGCCGTTGACTGTTGCCGGGCCGGCGTTGACGCCCCACGGACGGAAAGGGGGGATGGGTGGACTGTTAGTTGCGCCTCTAGCGTCGTCTCCGACGCGAGTTCTTCTAGCCCAGTCCACCCATCTTGAGCACAGCGTACCCTAAAAGTTTTCTGTCTCGCGGGACAGTGGACGGGCACGGCGTGGCGCACTGCGCCGCCGCAGCGTCACTGTTGGCGCGCTTGCTCTGCCATGTCGCGAAGCCATTCCAGCGTCGCGTCTGCACCGCCCAGCTCGACAGCCGCGTCCGCAGCATCAGCGAGCGCGTCGATGATGTGCGGCAGTGCGGCACGGATCCCGTGCTCCACGTCGTTCCTGATGTTGTTCAGGTCCTCTGGTCTGTCCTCGTAGTCGTGGTTGCCCAGAACGGCATCCCAGGCGACCTCTATGGCTTTGCTCAGGTCCAGCTCGCTCATGCCCCGATCCTCTCACCGGTCGATTGTCCTCGCCGCTCCGCAGCCCGACGGCGCCGCTCCGCCATCCGCAGAGCCACCGCATGCACCTCGCCGATCCTGTACCCCTCAGCACCCGTCACGAGATCGCACAGCCGGCCGATATGCCCCAGCTGCGCCCAGTTCTCGATGTGCTTCACCTCCAGCCGGATCCCCTGCGTCCCCAGAGCCCGCACGATCACCGGCGGCGTCGCGACCGCGTCCCACGCCGAGGCGATCTTCGCATCCTGCCGCTCCGCCACGTCGTACCAGGTCCCGCACACCTCGCACGTCACCTCGTAGGAGCCGGCAGGGACCGCGAGCTCGTTGTCGCACGGCACCAGGTCGTCAGGGTCGTCCCCGAACAGGCCACCGCACGCGCCGAGCCGGATCCACTCCGGCGGCAGGTCAACCTTCGCCACCGCCTTCACGATCAGGCCCTCCAGCCGCGCATGCCACGACGGCCCCCAGTCGGCCGTCGCCGCACGCGCTGCCCGCTCCACCAGCGACCCGGCCCCGTTCGCGGCGAGGTGCCGCTCGAGCGAGACCGCGAGCTTCGCCGCGTCCAAACGGACCGGCAGCGGCGGCGTCTTCGACCCCGACCCGAGTGGGCCGGGCTTCCCGGTGCGATCCAGCTTCTCCGCCGTCACCCGCAGGTCGTCCACGAGCGCCTCGCCCTGGGCGACGTTCTGGGCGAGGGCGCGCTCGCAGATGCGGCACATGAACCGGCCATCGCCGATGATCCTCGAGCACGCACACTCAGCCACGCGGCGCCCCCTTACGTGCGCGACCAGCTTCCCGACCGGGCGCGGTCGCGGTCGCCGTGGTCGCGTTCGCTTGCTGTTCGGCGAGCCATTGCTGATGCTCTCGCTGGACGCGTCTCAGGGTGAGCGCCGTGGCGAAGATCTGCTGGCATGGCTCGCAGCCGTCGATGTGCTCGAGGCCTTCGTCAGTGACTGGGTCGAGTGCGGTGGGGTGGGTGATGCCGAAGGCATCGCTGATTGCCACTGGGTTTCCTTCCTAGGCTGCGGTGGGGAGGGCGAGCTTGTTGAGGGCTTTGAGGTTCGCCTGGGGGAGCGATGCCTCGAGGGGATTGCCGATCAACCGGGCTCCGATGGCGGCGAGGATGACGGCGTCGGCGATGTCGTTGCCGGTGATGTCGATGTCGGGGTAGCGGCGGATGGTGGCGGCGAGGATGTTGTCTTTGTCGGTGCCGCGGCCGCCGCCTTTGCCGACGGCGTAGGTCATGCGCTGGGCGGGAGTGACGGGGACGATCCGGCACTGGATGTCGGCAAGCAGGCGGAAGACGAACCACCACAGCCCGGACCTGTCGTGCGAGCTCGTGCTGACGCTGGCGTAGCTGGGGGACTCGATCACGACGAGGCTCTCGGGGACGATCGGGTCGGTGATCTGGGTGGCAAGCCGGCGGATCCTGCCGCCGCGCTCGGCCCAGGTCGCTTCCTTGGAGCCCTTGGATTGGATGCGGCGGGTTTCGACCGTGCCGTCGAGGTGCACGAGGGCGAGGCCGGTGCTGGTGAGTGAGGGGTCGATTCCTACGACGGGTCTGCTCAGAACGGGCATTCGGTGTGCTCCTTCGGGGGTTTGGCGAAGACGGCTTCCCAGGGCAGCGGGTAGCCGGGGGTGGGTTGGCAGGTGTGCTGGGGGAGGACTGGGTGGCGTCGGGTGCCGATGGTCCATTGGTCGCGGTGGCGTAGCCGGGATGGCGGGCCGATGACGAGGCTGTAGGTGCGCCGGCCTGCGAGGAGGAGCTCGAGCTCGGTGTTGGGGTCGATGAGGACCATGTCGGTGGTGGCGTGGGTGGCGCCGTCGTATTCGTCGTCGAGGGCGTGGAGGGTGATGTTGCCGCAGCGGGGGCAGGGTTCTGGGCGGGCGTGCA